CTTCTCCTTGAACATAGTCCGCGATACAAACGTAAACATTACCTTGTGGGTCCAATACCATTGTTCCGGCAGTATCGCCGTTTTCACCTGTAGGATAGTTAACAGTACGTTGTACTAACCCACTTCCACCACCGCCTCCAATAGTTTCGATCTCACCTGCTCGCATCTTAGGACGGAAAGGAATAATATCCCAATCAGTTGGCACAAACGGATTGAACTCGTCACCAACTGCTGTACCAATGTAAGCGTGAAGATCATTCCCAACTGCCGCACTTCTTTCATTAGCAGTATATGAACCTGGAGCATCGACACTAATACCGTCAATAAATCCTTCACTGTCCAGTTCATTGACACTATAAACTGCTCTGCCGCTTGATGAACCGTTATTAAGATAATCTAAGAATATTTGATAGTCGATGATAATAGGAGCAACTTGTCCGAATGATCTAGTCTGATCACCAGTATCTTCAACTTCTTCTACACGATAACTAGTTGCTTGTGTTACACCAGGAATAACAACACTAGTATTACCTGCTTGTAAGTCAACACCTCCAATAGTTAGTGTTGATCCTTGTATTTCAAATGGTTTAATTGCCATGCTCGCTTCCTTTTAATCTGTTCCGTTTAATTCTGTTGTTTGTACTCTTACATTAAGAGTGTCAACTCCGCTAACTGGTGTTGCTGTAATTTCAAAATTATTTGTTGCCAATGAATATTGACCGTCAAATGTTGCAATAGGATTTGTTCCAGTGTATGTAACTCCATACACTGAAACATATATTTGATTTTGTGCTTCGTCAACTGTTGCAATGAGTTCACACGCTTGTGATTCGTAAGTGTTTGTAAATTTTTCTACTAAGATAAACATCTTAATTGCTCTAACGTATTCGCCGTTAGTACTGTAAATTACAGTATCTACATTAGGAGGAATTACAACACGACTTGACTGCTGATGAACGTTATTACCTGGATAACTAAGTCTACCGGTAGAGTCTAATATTAGTGTCTGGCTGCTGGCTGTAAGCCTATCAACTTGACCAATTGTTTGTATATCAGCACTTAAGACTCCGTCTGTAATAGTCAATCTTGAACCAATTTTAACAGCACCAAGCTGACTTCCTGAAGCTACAGGCAAACTGTATGCACCAAAATTAACACTGGCTACTCCTGCGGTATCAATTTCTAAACCGTTACCAATCTTAACTCCGCCTAATACGCTGGCAGTAGCTTTAGGCAGAGTGTATGCTCCTGGGTCAGCACTTAATACACCATTAGCATCAATACTAAGTCTATCACCAACTTTGATACCGCCTAATATTGTATTACTAGCTTTAGGTAGTTCATAAACTTGAACACTGGCTATGCCATCCTGGTCAACATTAATTCCTAAGCCAATGCGAATACCGCCAACTTCCTCTTGGGTAGCTATCTTGTTTGTTACTAAAATATCACCTGTTTCGCTGCTTACTGCTATCCCTTTTCCTGCAATAACTTTTGAAACAATACTTAAAGGAGCGCCGTTTTCACCGCCAAGTGCATTGTATAATTCTGTAAAATTGTCATTTATTATCTTACCGGCGGCTCTTAGCGGGTCTCCTGTGGAGTCATTCGCTGTAATACCGACGTTAATTACTTTTTTTGCCATGTTTTATTCCTGATCGAATGTTATCGATGCACTATCGAACGTTCCTGTACTGCTGTCAAAACTGGACGGAATTCCTGCCTTGTTCTCATATTTACCAATATTTGTGTACCAAACACCTGGCACAGCTTTTAAGAAACGTGCAATTTTGCTGTCGTCATCTAGTATATTTGTAGTTGAATCCCATGCAATTCCTGTGCGTTTTACAACAGTTACCCTGGTGCCAAAGGTTAACTGATGGGTCAATCTAAGCTCGTTGCTGAAACCGTCTACAGCAAATTCCGCATCTAATTGTACATCTCCTTCTGGACTATCTGGTGCATTATCAACATTGTGTATTTTGTATGGTTGTTTCTTCAAACGAATATTACCTACAAAGAATGTCCATACTGTGCTTGATGTTACATTTTCTAATAGTGTGTTATAACTGCCGTCTTGATTAAATTCGATTGTTGTAACACTATCTTTAAATGTTAGCCCGCTTATATGATCTGCTAGACATCTAAATGTATAGCTTCCTACTTCAACAATATCATTAACTTTGTATATAATTCCATTGCTCCATGGAATAGAACTATATCCGCCAACAAATACTTCAATGTCGTTTGATTGTCCGTAGCCTGTTGGTATTGAACTTGTAAAGCCAGTATCATAAGTCCAAGAATCTGATGATTTAGTTGGCACGAATGTTAGAGGAACAATATTAGTTCCGTCTGATTTAATTTGTTCAATTGTTGATTTTTCAACATATGGAATAGTTTCACTAACACCAATATCTTGAACAAAACTTCCTGCTTTATGGATTTTGCTAACTCCAGTTCCGAGAGTTCCTCTTCGCAACTGTCCTAACAAGTAAGTTGTTACTGTGCCTTCGACTTTTGTTTGCAAGGTAAAAAACTCAATACGTTCTCCTCGAATTTCAATAATACCTGGCTTGTTGTTTGCAATACTAGGCGCATCAAAATTACTTGCATCTTCAACTTCAATAGAAGTGTCAAGATATTTTAAATCTTTAACTAATATAGTTCTCTTATTTGCATTTAATCGTTTAAAATGTATTCTATTCAACATGTCTTTAAACTGCATATAAGAAACACCAGATTTTAAAACTTGGCTACCATAAGTTATGATTGTAAATTCATCAGCAGGATCTGGGTAGAATGCCAACTTAATGCTCTTTTTATCTTGATTTAGTTTAAAGTCTGCACTTGGTGTTAACAATAAACCGTTCTTAATAACCCAAACATAGTTGTCATCAATAACAGATCTATCAAGCTGTATTACACCTCCAGCAACACCTTTATAATTGTAAAATTCAGGTGTGTCTGGTGTTAATTCAAAGTTTGAACTAACATTAACGCCTGTTCTTTGTATATCTAAAATATCGTGTTTATAAGAACTTACAACTTCAATTAAATCAGTAGATACATAATTTTTTACAAATTGAATTTGTGCAGATGTAACACCGTTTGAAGGAATATACGTATATTCTTGATCTTGTTTAACACTGATAATCAATTCTTGATTCAAATACTTTTTACGAATTAATTGTGTAATCTTTACAGTAATTCCACTTAACTCAACAGTATAGTCAATACCAGATGTTAGTAATTTGCCTCCTGCATAAACGTAGATGTCATTGGCAGACAAAGAATATGGTAGGAACTTAATAGGATCAATTGCGTAGTTGACTTTATTTCCTGTAATTGTATAGTAGCTATTGTTTGGTCCTTTTAAGAATTTATTATTAACTCTAACCAACATATTTGATTCTGCTGGTAACTTGTCACCAACTGCATATTCTAAATTATAAACATTTGATCCGTTACCTTGAATGCGTTGTGTTTTTGTAATTGAGTATGTTTGTTCTGTTCCACTAACGATGACATAGTTAATTAAAGCGCCGGCAGATGGTGGAACACTAAAATACAATCCTATTCTGTTGGCACTTTCATAACTTGAATCTGTTTTAAATAGTGCAGGAGTTCCTGGCTCTGCTGGTTCTCCGTTTACATAAACAATGTAATTAACATCTTCAACCCAAGGTGCTTTTGTTACAAATTCGACTGTAGACCCGTCACCAATGAAATAGTCTAAATCTAATAAATTAGAACCATTAAATCCAAAACTAAAAATTGAAACTAGTTCGCCTTGTGTAGGTGCTGTGTTAAATTTAACTAGTTTATTACCATAGTCAATAATATAATCATCGTTAACTGTTTTTATTGTTGAAGTAGATGATAGTACATCTGTTAACGGATCTCTAAATCCGTTTGTAAATTTAACAATAACTGCTGTAGGACTATTTGGTTGTTGTGTTATTGCAAAATCAGTTTGAATACCATCTGCAACATAGCTGTCAACTCTAATATTAGCAGATCCAACACTTGGTCTATCGTATACTTTGATTGCAACTGCATCAACAATTTGTCCTGGAACTACTTCTTCTGTGGCCGGGCTACTTGTTGGTGTTACAAACCCGTCACCGTCAACAATAATGTCTTCTGCTGCTAAACCAGTTGCACTTGTAAGAGCAGTACTTAAAAATTCTCCTCCGCTTAGTGCAGTATCATAATCTTGGTCTTGAGGCAGAACCGATCCATCGCTTCCTGCTCGACGCCAAATGAATTGATCTCCGTCATAGACATCAATTGCTGCAGGAATTATAAATGTTTTATATGTTGGGTCTAGTTCACTGTCGGGAATTCCATCAGAAATAATAGTTTGCATTATTGCTGTTAAGTTTGCTAATGGAGGTAAACTGTCAAGATATGCTTTTGCATCATTAATTTCAACTGTCTTGGCAGCTTTTTCAATAGTGTTAGCAGCTAAATCAGAATTAATGTTGTCTAACATAATTTGTTCAACTTCAATAGATGCTTGTATATTTGGAATTTCTGTGTTTACAAGTATATTGATCTGACTTACTGTTGGGGCATACAATGGGTCACTTGGATCTAGTCCATCAAGTATGACCAATAAAGCATTTAATTCTGCTTGTTTGCTTACTAGTTCAGCATTATAATTTTCTAAATTTGCTTCTGAAGAATTTTTGTTGTTAATTAAAGTATTTCTATTAGAAATAATAAATGCATAATCTTGTTCCAAGTCGTCAAGAGCTTGTTGGGCAGCACCTGTTACAGTAAAATTAGGATCATCGAGTCTAACAGGATTAACATAAGCTTCAATGTTTAAAGTAGCACCTGTTGGAATTGGTTCTTGCAAGAATATAGTACCGTTAGGATTGATTGTACAATCTGTTGGATCTATCAGTGTTCGAGTAAATTTTGCTGTAGTTCCGTTGGCAATATTTTTAAATAGAATCTGATCTAATTTAACTCTAGTACTATCAAGTATACTTACAACTTTAGTTTCAAACCCTACAGTTTGAGGGAAATCAGGATCAATTGTTAGTATATCACCAATTTTGATTCCAGTTGTGTTAGATATTTTAATGATGTCGCTTCCAGCAACATTTATAGATCCTGTATTGTTGAACAACTTGTCAATTACAACTGTAGCAGTTGGAGGGTAGACGTCATTAATATTAAAATTGTAAATTAAAGTATAACCATCTCCAACATACGAATCAGTATTCTTACCTACATAATAAACATTCATCTCAGTACCATCTGCTGGTACATACGGTAATGTAAATTGATATGTTCCTGCTGAAACAGTAACAATGTAATCATCAAATGTAGAATCAAAACTTGCCCATTTATCTGTATAGTAAGGAACACTACCCCAACCAGAACTGATATCAAAATTTAATCCGTGTATATTAACACCACCGTAATCAACGCCTGTCATTAACTGAGCCAAGTCTTTACCTAGTTCACCGGTTGCTGGGTCGTAGTAATATTGAATACGATCAGCTGCATTTAAAAGCGACCAATCTTTGATGTATGTTATTGTTATAATCGAACCTTTCTTAGGCGCAACATCAAAAGTAATTGTACCGCTATAACTTGTGTAACCTTTAGATGTAGATTTAACTGTTGCTAATTTATAATTCGATCTTAGTACTTCAACTTGTCTACCTAACTCGCCTACAAGAACTGTAGTTTTTCCTATTCGAACATCTGGCGCCCATTTTAAAGAAAATTGTAGCTTTGATCCGGAGACTATACTACCAGAAATTTCTTCTGTTTCTTGTAAATTATTAACAAAATATTTTTGTGTAATCCTGTCAAATTTTATTTTTACTAAATTACTTCTTACTACACTATTTCCTAATTTTGCAATAACCTTCGCAGGTGTTCCACCGTCAATTAATCCGCCGTCAATGACTACTGTCGGTGCACTTAAATACCCCGAGCCTTTAGTTAAAAGTACAACACGATTAATTTTTCCATTAGTAAAAAATGCTCTAGCAGTTGCGCCAGAACCAGTATTGCTAATAATTTTAACAACTGGTTCGGCTCTATAACCAGAACCACCGTCAACAATGTCTAAAGAAATAATTGAAAAACCAACATTGTCGTACCAATGCTTCCACGGGTAAGTCAATACTTGATTGTTATCAGCTTCTATCATACCATTTATAACATTAGTTGTTATTGGTAGTAATTTTCCGTTTTCGTAAACAGGTGGTAAATCAAAGTCTGTTGTTGATATCTGATTTGTATCAACTTTATTATATGCACTTACATATTCTCTAATTTTTGTTCTATAAGGTTTTACTTCGTTAATGTAATCTTCAAAATTTTCTAAATTATCACTATTATATGTTACCTTTTGTTTTAGTTCACCAACACTATGTTGAGCTTTGACAAAACTAGTTTTAAAGATCCAATCAATATAATTTTGTTCAGTGTATGCATAACGCACACTATTGAAGAAGAGATTTAAATAAACCTCTTTCATATCGTCAACAAGAATATTGTTTTTAAGTGTTTCTAAAATAATACGAAGTTCTGTTGATGCAGAGTTATCAAATATTCCTGAATCATATAACGATCCGTCAAAACCAAACTCACTGTTAGAAAAACTATAAAGTTCTGGAACAAATTGAATTGTACCTTTTTCTTTACCAACTACTTTATAACTTTGTGTCCAGTCAATGCTAGATGAATTAGCATATTTTTCAAGTAATAACCAAGTGCCAGCTGTTGTTACTCTAACTTTAACAGTTTGTCCAACTGAACATTCTAGTTCTTGCAAGTCTGACATTGACACTATTGAATGATCTATTGAAGTAAACTGGTTATATCCTGTAGCATACCAGTCAACATAATTCCAATAATTTCTAACATCATAGGACTGACTTCTTACACGCGACCACACTTGTGTTGAAGGCTCGTAGGTATAAATGCTCCAGTTTCCGTTAGCAACAGAATCACTATGTACTAGTACACTATAGTTTCTTAAAGTAACTAATGTATCAGAAGAATATCCGTAGCCTTCAGATATAATTTCTATACCTGTAACTTGTCCTTTAACGTCAATCACTGAACGAATAATTGCGCCTGTACCTGAACCAGTAATTGTAAAATAAGGTGCAATTACATAACCTTTACCTTTATTAATAATATCAATACCTACAATTCTTCCATTTTCAATAACAGGTGCAAACTGTGGTTTTTCAAAATTTCCAATGTTGGCAAATCTAAGTTCTAACTCTGAGTCTGAAGTAGAATCATATAAGCCTGTAATAGTGCTTGGTTCTGTTTCATATTGCTCTAGTTTAGATAAATCTGAATTATCGACTACAAGTTCTTTAATCAGTGCATTGTTAACATGCTCGATAAATTGTTTTAAAGCCTCAAAACGATTGATAAAAATTCCCTGACGAGGACGATTTTCTATTCCATATTTTAATTTTGGTGGAAGAGCAGGATCAGGAACTAAACGTCCTTGACTGTCTTTTCCGCACAGACTATCGAACCACTTTTGCTCAATGTTTGGAGGAATAGATGTTTCAATATTATTATTGATAATCTTCCATTCGCTATGAATGTTTTCGTCTGTTTTAGAACTTGTCCAGTACTCTACACTTAATACAACATCTTTATCTTGTAAAAGAGGTTTTACATTTACAAGACTGAAAGAATTTGAACTAGTTAACGCAATGTATTTGTATCCGTATCCGCGAGGATTTTCAATCAATGTTGATACATCGCTGGCTGAAATTAAACGTCCTAGAACATTAGGTACTGTTTTTTTATTTTTAACCCAGAAATAATATGTATTTTTAAAGCTCTTAGCTACGCTGTCATATTTTCTAACTAATGAATATACATCATTTCCGTACAGACTTGTTCCGCTTATTCCGGCAGTAACACCTTCTTCTGTATCTGCTAAACTATTCCATTTTTCAGGTGTGTATTTTGTTTCAACCCACTCGTAGATATCAATACTTGCTCCTGGGAAAATAGTATTCCAAGTACTGTTTCTATAAACTAAATCTGTATCATGACTGTCTAAGAATTTAGCAGTTCTTAAGTCCCACCATAGTGTACCAACATACTGTTTAGTCCAGGCCATACCATCGTCAACATTAACTGTACTATCTCCTACACTATACACAGCAGGATCATAGAATGTTTTAAATCTTATTTCTTGATCAGCAATACCTGGAATTTTTCCTTGAGTTGAATCAATAATATCTAAGTACGATACAAGTTTATTAGTTGCTTTGTTGTATAAAAATGCTCTTTTAATTTTGTCAATGTCTACACGGTCATTTTGTTTTCTATAGATTGACCAACTAAACTTACCTATCGATTTTCTATACTCGTAAACTTTACCAGATTTGTATCCTTGGTCTAACGCATTAGGCGATCCAACAATTACCTGATTAGAACCTACTGCTAAACCAATGCTGTATCCAGATAATAAATCGTCAGTATTTTCTAAACTTTCGCTATATACCCAATTAGATGCATATCGATCGTATATGTCGATCCTTCCGCCATCTTCGATTAAATCATATATTCTGGTCAAATTATTATCAAACGTTGTTGCACCTAAATCAAATTTTGTTTTTAAAACATTATCCGATCCTTTGTTAAAAACAACTAATGTTTCGTAGTTGTTCATAAATGAAATCTTAGTTCCAAAGAATCCTGCAACCTCTGGTTTAACATTGTACAGATCTTGATAGAATTGATAAGAATCATTTACATTTTTATAAACATAAACTTTTCCTTGGTCTAATCTAGTTCCATCTGCAAGTATTGATGAAATTGCAATATATTCTCCGGAATTAGAAACTGTTAAACTTGTTCCAAATCCAAATTCATCGCTATCAATTGTTTGAGCTAAGTTATAATCATTAAGATTTTTCTTATAAACAAATACTGTTCCAGGAACTGGAGGATCTTGTATTGGACGATCAACGCCAACTGTACTAACTAATAACGTATTATTATCTGAGCTAATAGACAATACAGATCCATATTTGCTAAATGCAGGTAATGATGGAATTTCTAAAATATTGTCTAAGTTGTATCGCCAATCTGTAGTTGTAAATTCAATTTTACCAGACGGTGTTGCATCAGGTTCTGCACTAATAATAATTGAATTAGATGCTTGATTAACTTGAGCTACATATTGTCCGCTAGTAAATCCAGTTCCGCTCAAGTACATTCCTTCTTCAATACCTGCTGTACTTGTCAATACTACTGTTGTTCCTGCACTTCCTGTTGGATTATATGAAGTGCTAACTTCAACAACTGTTTTGTAATCAAGTCTATATACAATACCTGTATTATTGTTATGTCCATTTGCACCAACAAATAATGTATTATCAGCAAATACTAAACTTGTACCAAATTGTTGATTGTTACTTGGTAGTGGACTTAATATTGTTGCCACTAAAGAAAATATATTGTTGTTATCTTTCTTATAAATTGAAACAACACCTTGATTATCTAGATTAGAATTAGATCCAGTAGCATCAACTGGAATATAAGCAATTGGTTTCCAATATGTTTTTGCATTACCCGAAACGGTAATAGCAGCGATTGGTCCAGATAAGGCGCCACCGGCAATTGATGTTACTTTGATAATAAGGTTATTAGTAGGAGCGGAACCGCCTAACGATGCTCCTAAAATTCTTATTGTATCTCCTGCGGCATAACTGTCTCCTGGTGAAACAATAGTAGCTGAATAATTAGCTTTGTTTGTAGTTATGTTAAATGTTGCACCAACACCTGCACCAGTCAACGCAGTCCCCGACATACCAAGATAAGAATTTGATATCGTTTCAGGATTTTTATTAGTAGACGATGATACTGAAACATACGGGACAGAATTATGAATTACAATTTGTCCAACAGAATACGTTGTTGATGAATCCCAAACACCTACATATTTGCTGCAAACGCTTGACGCAAGCGGTGTTGCTGAAGCAAACCAAGTACTATCTGCTGAAATTGCAATAACATCTCCTGTTAAAGAATCCGCAGTATCTGAATAACCAAATCCGGTTGATGTTGAAATAAATGGTGCTGTTATTGTTTGACGTTGTAACCAAGGTGCATACGGCCCGGCTTTGTCATAGACAATCGCGTCTCCCTGATTGGTTGTTATAATACTAATTGTACTTGGAGGATTTAATAGCAACTGCCTTCCGTAAAATAGACCATTACTTGGAGCAGTATTAACTATTTCGTTTTTAGAATAAATGTTCTGGTGTTGCCAAACAGCCCACTTTCCGTCTCCAGAGTCGTCTGTCCAAATTAAATCATTATCGTTAATTGGAAAACTTATCGTCTTGTCAGATTCATCCATAGATGCAGAACGAACTGACGTAAAATAACTTAGAACAACTCTGTCTTGTTCTGCAAATACCTTTGGTTGATCTGTTAAGATTGCCGCAAGAGTTATTACACGACCTTGGATCGAATCTATTTTATAAAATCCGTTATAAGCAAATGCTTGATCAATACCAAGATAAGTTCCTAAATCAATAAGAACATCGTCTGCTAAAGTTAAAATTAACTTATTTTGTTTATATTCTATATTCAAGACAGTTGAATTAAAACGTGTATATTTGTACACGTTCCATTCACGGCCTTCAAAGCCAACCCAAACACAATTTCCTTCTACAAAAGAAGTTATGTCTTGTGTTAAAATTTCTTCAAATGTTTTTAAAGTAAGTTTTACGTCGCCTGATCTAACATATCCTGGTGTTCTTAGATATAGATTTTTATTAGACGAGATAGGCCAAGGATTACTATTATACCCTATTGGTTTTAAGTATACATCGTTTGGCGTTTGTCGTAATATAAAATCAACTACAGAATCGTCATGCTCTTTAACTAATTCAAATCCTTGAGGGTTATTTTTTACGTATTGTTCGTCGACAATAAATTCAATATTTTCAAACGAACCGCTTGCTCCGTATTGTCCAACACGAACTGCCCATTCTTCGAAGAATTTTACACTTTCTTGTCCATCAGCACTTAATACATCAAATAATTTGTTAAGGACATTTTTTGTTCCTTTTTCAACAATCATGCCTTGATAGAATTTGAACTCGCTAACATCATCTTGAATGATATTAGATAGGTATTGTCGCTTTTGATAACCAATTAAGTGTTGAGCAACGGCTTGCTGACTAGCATCAAAATTATCGCTGTCTAAACTATAAAAATCAGAAAACTGACTTGCTTTATAAGACCAGTTAGGTAATAGCTGAGACGATGGCTTGCTATCTAACTTCATCCATTGGCTAGAGACAAAAGAACCATCTCCTGAAATAAATTCTTTGGCTGTATAATAGAATTGTTTGTACTTAACAATATCTCCAAGAGAATAGTCTTTCCATGCTTCCCATTCTTGGATTGTTGCCTGGTCAAAAATAAATCCTGGAACATTGAAATTGCCTTTCCAGTTACTGCTTACATATCCGGCAATTTTAATACGTTCTTGTCTAAAACCACTAGTAGGACTGTAAATTGTATCGTTAAACAAGGTAGAATTCTTTAAAATCACAACTTGTTCTTTTTGCACTAGATAAAATACTGCTCCATATATTCCGTCTTGAAGCGGTGTATAACTAACAGCATTTTCATCTCTGTAATTGTTTAAGAAAGTTGGAGGAATTGGTGATCCATCAACTTTGAATATTTCGTATCCGTTAAACGGATTTCTAATATCATCGACAACTGCCAATGGAGATGTAAATGTTAAGTTAGATGCAGCAGGACTTAAACTAATTACACTACTTCCTATTGAACTTAAACCGTCTAATTTTACATAATCGTCAGTATTAAACACAGAAGCAGGTTCTAAAGAATTTATTGCTCTGTAGTAATCACCGTTATATCTAACAATTTCGCCAAGTGCTACGGGTTGATTAGCTGTCCAGTCAACCCACTTGTCTTCACCTGTACTCCAATTTTGTGTAGTCCAGAATAAAAATTCTTTTGCACTAGTTTCCCAATTAGTGATAGCTCCTAATGCAGGATTAAAATTATCGAAAATAAATCCTTGATCTTTTAGGTACTCCCCGTATCCCAATAAGAAGTCAACCACGTCTTGTATAGTTTTGAATTTTGTTCCGTATGGTACTACTAGTTCTTCGGTTCTATCCCAATCTTGTCTAAAATAAGCATCTCGTCCACCAATAATTGGAAGAGTAGGCAAGGCAGTATAATACACTGGATTGAATGCTGTATCAGTAGTATGTAGAGTTTTTACTCTATAATATCTGTTATTAAATGCAACTACTTTGCCTGCGGAGTATTGCGAATTTGTAGTCCAATTAGTATAGCTTTCTGAAATACCACCGACATTAATTAATATTCCAGTTTTTGTAAATGAATAATATTTAAAATAAGGCTGTGTTTTATTGTAACCCTTAACAATAAATCCGTCAGCTAATTTAGTAATTATTACTCCACTATAAGTAATTTTTTTAATCGGTGTAGAGCTGTTAAGGACGATATCGTAATCTTCTTGAGGAACAAATACACTACCAGTTGTTAATGGTGTTTTACTATCAAGTAACAATTTAAATTTTTCTTTACTTGTAAATCCGCCAATACGATATGATAACTTAATTTGTAAATTATTTAAATCGTACACATACTGATCGTAAGATTTTAAATTATCGCTTTGAATATAGTCAACAATAAAATTAATAATACCGCTTGTTCTAACACTAGTTGTACTAGAATAAATGCTTGGTAATAATATGTTTGCAGGTTTAATTCTAAGCTCAGTATCTTTGTAAACAAGTTGACCTGATAAATCTCTAACAATTCTAGATCTATCAAGTAATAAACCAAATATTTTAGCAGGGTTTGTTAACAACAAAGTAATTAGCACACTATACGGATAATGACTGCTTCTTCTCCATGCACTTTCAACCGGACTAACATCTCCAAACACAAAATCGCCTGCTGTTGAATTTGTAATAACACCTGTCGCAAGACCTGATTCAAGAGGGCTTATTAACTCACCATTTTCATTTACAGGGATATGTCCTTCAATATAAGGACGAATATATTTTGTATTTTGCACTAACGGTTTGTTTGGTTCTCTCACAATACCTTTAGCTAAATCATCCCACAGAATTAAATTATTGCTAGTATATGGAGCTGGTCCATAAACCTGTTGCCACCACACTGGTTCTTCGCTGAACCCTAACATTTCCCAAGGACAAATATTTGGTCGATCAGTACCTAACATCCATCTGTGAATTCCCTTCCAATATCCAGGAAGAGGACTTATACCGTCAGGAGTTGACATATCACGATAATTATAAGTTCTCGAATCTGCGTTATCGTAATTTATTTGTTTTGTAAAATCTTGTTCAATTAAATTAGCCCAACTGTAAAAATGAACAGATAATACTTCGTTAAATTCTGTTAGAGAATAAGAAGTATTTCTGTTGTAGCTAGGCAAATAATCGTTTATATCAAAAATTTCAGTGTCATAAGAAATCTTAATATTATTATAAATTCTTTTTTCTAATTCAAGAATTAAATCATCTCTAAAATCACCGTAAGCTAAAATTTGACTTCCGTCGTGTCCTTGTATCATTAATCTTGGAGTAACTAAACTTGTATCAAGATAAATTTTTGGTTCGTATTTTGGCCATATGCCTAATTTAGTCGGTGTTGCAGGAACAAAACATCCGTTAGTATTTTCAAATTCGTAAATTGTTATGTTATCATTATTTTCTAAATTAGCAGAAATAACTACAAATCCTTGATCATTAAATGTATAATCTTTTCCAAGTAATAGTTGTTCGCCGTTCAAATAAACTAAAACAGCTTTACTAGACAGTACTGTAGAATCAAACGTATTAGTTAACGGATATGTTTTAATTCTGTAGTCAAATACCTTTAAGTCAGAACGAACGCTTCCTGAAAATGGAACCATGTCGCTGAAATAGTAAGGGGAAGTCTTTGGTTTATCTTTGGCAATTTCTTGCAAGATTAAATTCACTTGTCGAACAGGATCAGAATCAACACCAAGCTTCTCAGCTATAATAATGAAATTTCTTTTAAATCTAATGTAATCATTTTGACTAGCTTCAATTGCTCGAATAATATTGTTATTCTGAGATGTTAAATGATAAGCAGCTAAACTTATAGGGCCGCTATGCTGAACAAATCTTGTACCGTAGCGTGTGATATTTCCTAAATCTCGAATGTTACTAGGTCCTGGAAATAAACCAACAAATTCGTCTTGAATATTATCAACAATAGAATCAAGATGAGAAGAAATTTCTCCTAGAGTAAAATCAACGATATCTTCATTTAACGGATTGTTCTGAAAGCCTATTGGCATTTCGTAGAATCCGTTATCATTAATAGGTTGTTTTGCAAAAGCCTTGATTGTTAAAATGTCAGTAGTTTTAATATCAGTTTCTAAAACAATTTTTTTGTAGTATGTACCATCTACTACAGACCAGTGTGTCTTATCTAATCGTTTACCGTTAACGTACACTCGTACATGCAAGTCAGCAAGATCATTAATATTATCAAAAAGATCAATATCAAAGTTATTAACTTTATTAGAGTCTTTATAGATTCGGATAGCAGGTTGAACGTCAGCTACCTGCGAAACTTGCCAACCGTTTACAAATTTTGTTTGTCCGTTTGGTAAAGTTTTTAATAAAAAGCCTGCGTTAATTTTTTTGTCGATAACGTACGATACATTTTTGTATTGGAATGTATCTGATGAAATATTAAAATTAAAAACAATATCACCAATGTTATCAATATTCTTATAAGAAAGTGCAAATCCTAAATTTAAATCTGTTGCACCAGAACCAATTTTATATGAAAATAATTTAGTTCCTTCAAAAGTTGATCCGTCATAAACAGTTCTATCTCCAAAACTATTTTTTCCGCTATCAAAAATATCAAATAATGGTGCTTGATTTAAACTGATTTTTTGTTGGGCTTTATTCCAAGTGCTACCATCATACCAATAAGATAACCCTTGATTATCTATTCCTTGGCGTATTAGAACACAATCATTAATTTCTGGAAGTGTTTGCTCTACTAAGTGAATTCTTCTTTCACCATCAAGAAGTAAAAATTCAACTTTATAAATTTTATTTTTAACACGAATATCAGTGTCTGCTGGGAATAAAATTCGTTGTCCTTGTGCTACCGGAATTCCGTCAATGTTATAACCTAATTGACCTTCAATTTTTGAAAATACATCTGTAGTGTATGTGTCAATTAAATCAACGTCAACAATAGAACGAGTTCCAAAATTAAAAAGTTTTAAGTCTGGTTCAAATTCTATAATAGGTCTCACGGCTCGTGCAGATTGGTCTATGTCTGCTACTTTTCCATTGTATGCCGCACTGGCTTCAATAACACTCTTGTGGAACCATCTGTTATGTCTAGTCCATGAATTATAATCTGCGCTTCGTCGATTAATTACAATGTAATCTTGTTTACCAGAAAATGAGGTTGAGTCACCAAATGGTAATGTATCAAAAGGGTCACTATCAAACAATACTGCTTCTGGAGTTGTATACGGGCTAATTAGTTCTAATCT